TTCATGGAGAAGATTGCTCCACATTATTGCAAAGAGTATTCACTAGAAAAGTTTCAGGACAATCCGATCAGTGGCAGAAAACGACGACCGGTAACTACACCGAAAGTAATCGTACCGCAGGCAAAGAAAAAAGTCATTGAGCATATTGATGGTCTTGAATCTGTTTTGTCATTGAGCAAGGATCATCCATGTATTCAATATATCGAGAACAGAAAGATTCCAAAGAGCAAATGGAATAGACTCTATTACACAGACGATTTTTCTGTCATTGCAAAGAAGATTGATCCCAACACCTCCAAACTGTTCAAAGAAGCAAGACTTGTTTTGCCTATCATTGCAACTGATGGTAGTCTTGTTGGTGTTCAGGGTCGTAAAATTGACGATGGTTACAGTCCAAAATACATCACAATCAAAGCAGAAGGATATAGTGATCGACTTTGGTTTGGCCTAAAGGATGTTGATACGAACAAAAAGTGTTTTGTTGTCGAAGGACCTATTGATAGTTTGTTTCTGTCAAATGCTGTAGCAATGATAGGTCTAGATGCAATTGATGCTATGCCCGAAAAACTACTCAAGTGTAAAGAAGTGGTATTCGTCTTTGATAATGAACCACGAAATCCAGATGTAGTAAGAGTATATGAAAAAACACTCGAAATGGGATTGAATGTTTGTATCTGGCCTGATAAAATCAAAGATAAAGATATCAATGATATGTCCAAGACCATTGAACCAAAGATCATCGAAAATATCATTACACAAAATACTTATCACGGACCAGCAGGTCTGCTCGCATTGGCGAAATGGTCACGATGCAAAACGAGGAACAGAAACTATGGAAAATGATTTTCAATATTTGAATCTTCTCTCAAACTGCTTGCTTCACGGTGAAGATCGTCCCGCAGAACATGACCGCACTGGTATTGCAACTCGTAGTATCATTGGTGGTATGATGAACTTCGATCTTAGTGGAGGGAAAATTCCATTACTGACTACAAAGAAAGTATATTGGAAGGGTGTAGTTGCTGAACTTCTTTGGTTTATCTCTGGTGAAACCGATACACAAATTCTCAAAGATCAAGGTGTGCATATTTGGGATGGCAATACAAGTGAGGAGTTTTTAAAGAAGACAAACAAACCATCCATCATCAAACCAGGAGATATCGGTGCAGGGTATTCGTTCCAATGGAGAAATTGGAACGGTGATTTGAATGCTTGGAATTCCAATAAAACAAGAACAGGAATCGATCAATTATCAAGATTGATGGATAACTTAAGAAATGATCCTTATTCAAGGCGCCATGTTTTGACTACATGGAATCCAGAACAATTGGATTGTATGGCATTGCCGCCTTGTCATATGATGGCGTGTTTCACAGTACTAAACGGCAAACTGCATTGTTCAATGACACAAAGAAGTTGTGATCTATTCCTTGGTGTTCCATTTAATATTGCATCCTATAGTCTTATGACTCATATCATGGCAAATGATCTTGGCCTTGAACCTGGTACCTTCACCTGGTTTGGACATGATTGTCATTTGTACGAAACACATCTAGATGCAGCAACCACACAAATAGACCGTATTCCTTATGCTGCACCTACTATTGCCTTGCCGCCTCGGCGTTCAATTTTTGATATCACAATTGATGAAATCAAGTTGCAAAACTATCGGTGTCATCCAAAAATCGATGCTCCAATGTCAGTTTGATTGCATATATAACTTCACCAAATGAGCATGATGAAATGAGCATGATGAACGACAACCAATAACCAAACACAGAAACACAAGGGAAAAACTCTTGTGTTTTCCTATTCAAGAAAGAAAGAGAGATGTTATATGGATCCAAAATTCCCGTCGAATCTATTGAAGAAGTCTGGAGAGAAGTATTTCCAAGCACTCATTGAATATTATGAAACACAACCAGAATATGACTATGAGGAATGCGTCGAAGCATCCATTGAGTATTTCGACGGGGATGATCTCGCAGGACAGAAGTTTGTCGATAAGTATGCATTGAGAAAACCAAATGGTAAGTTCCTAGAACGAACACCAGAGGATATGCATCACCGACTCGCATGGGAATTCTATCGTGTCGAGAAACGCAAGTTTAAGAATCCGTATTCTTACGAAGAAATCTTCAACCTTATGGATCGTTTTACATATATTGTGCCACAAGGTTCACCGATGTATGGTATTGGCAATCCTTATCAGTACATTACGCTCTCAAACTGTTTCGTGGTTGATTCGCCATTAGATAGTATCTCTGGCATTCTTAAGACAGATCAAGAACTAGCACAGATTTTCAAGCGCCGTGGTGGTTGTGGTACAAGTATTGAAACACTTCGTCCTGCCGGGGCACCAACACAGAATGCAGCACGATCATCGACTGGTAAACTGGCGTTTGCTGAACGATTCTCAAATACAACAAGAGAAATTGGTCAGAACGGCCGCCGTGGTGCATTGATGGAAACAACAAGTGTACATCATCCAGATATCATGGAGTTTATTACAGTCAAGAACGATCTTACACGACTGACTGGTGCAAACATTTCAACCAAACTCACTGATGAATTCCTCACAGCAGTAGACAAGGGATCCAACTATGAAGTTAGGTTCCCTGTTGATTCACCTACACCTATTATTAGTAAAGAACTTGATGCACAAGAAGTATGGGATGCCATTTGTCATAATGCATGGTCAATGGCAGAACCAGGTCTGTTGTTTTGGGATAACATTCTCAGAGATTCACCAGCAGATTGCTACTATATGTACGGGTATCGTACAATCTCTACCAACCCATGTAGTGAACTTCCGTTGAGTGCATATGACTCATGTAGACTTCTACTACAGAACCTCTATTCATATGTCGTTAATCCATTCACTACCGATGCATACTTTGATTACAGTCTCTATGCTCAACACGCAAAGATTGCACAAAGATTCATGGACAATATGGTTGATATGGAATTGGAAATGGTTCGTCGCATCCTGGATAAGATTGATCGTGACGAAGAACCATCATCAGTAAAGACTGTAGAAAGAGATTTGTGGTCTAAAATCTATGATGCTTGTGCAAACGGCCGCCGGACAGGAACAGGCATCACTGCTCTTGGCGATGCTATTGCTGCATGTGGCATCAAGTATGATTCCGACGATGGTATTGCAATGACCTCGAAAATCTACAAGACCCTGAAACTGTCTGCATATAGATCATCTGTTGATATGGCGAAGGAACTTGGTTCATTCCCTGTTTGGAATTACAAACTAGAGAAGAAAAATCAATTCTTACTTCGTATCAAAGATGAAGATCCACAACTCTACAAGGATATGAAGAAGTATGGTCGCAGAAATATTTCTCTGCTGACTACAGCACCAACCGGTACTGTTTCTATGATGACTCAGACTTCTGGTGGTATTGAACCAGAATTCTCCATTGAACCATACACTCGTAGAGTCAAGGGAAATCCAAGTGATGATAATTTCAGAACAGACTTTGTTGATGACAAAGGCGATCACTGGATGGAATTTGAAGTTATCAAACCAAAACTCAAAGAATGGATGAAGATCACTGGCGAGACTGATTATAAGAAGTCACCATGGCACGGTTCGTGTGCGCCAGACTTAGATTGGACCAAGAGAGTACAAATTCAGGCCGCTGCACAGAAGCATGTGGATCATTCAATTAGTTCCACTGTCAATCTTCCAGAAGATGCAACAGTTGATGATGTTAAGGCCATCTATATGGAAGCATGGAAAAGTGGTTGTAAGGGCATCACTGTATACCGTGAAGGATCACGATCTGGTGTCCTAATTCGAAAGGAGACAGAGAAGAAACAAGAAATTATGCTGCATGATGCACCGAAGCGTCCAAAGAAACTAGAGGCGCATGTTTACCACACCAAGTTCAAGGGCGATCCATACTTTGTAATTGTTGGAATGCTCAATGGTTTGCCATACGAAATCTTTGCAGGTCGTAACGGTTTCATCGACGGCAAGTCAAAAGAATGTACAGTTGAAAAGGTAAAGAGAGGTCATTATAGAGCATATATGGACAACGGCGATGTTGTCGAAAATCTATCAGACCATATCACCGACGAAGAAGCATCCATTACTCGACTACTTTCACTTTCATTGCGCCATGGCGTTGATGTGAAATATGCGGTATTGTCATTGCAGAAAGTACCTGGAGATATGATGGGATTTGGAAAGGTATTATCCCGTATTCTCAAGAAGTACATTGATGATGGTACTAGTGTTTCCGGCATCGGTGATAATGACGGCACATATGTCTTCAAAGAAGGTTGCGTGGTGCGACTAGAAGATGGATGGTCTGCCTGTGGGTAAGATTTTTCAAGAATAGGTCTTGACTCATGGGAATTCTATGTTATTATTAACTATACACACATTCACTGTGAATGTTGTTTGAGGTGGAACCTCAGAAAGAAACAAAGGAGAAAGTTAAAATGAATATTACCCGAACACTTCGTAATGCCGCATTGATTGCCGCATTGTCTATTGGAGGGTCTGCCCTTGCGGCAGACGACTACACCCGTTATCGTGTTCTCAATGACGCATCTACACGATACACACTGACCAATGATGATACTTCATTGAGTCTTAGTGGTTTCTCTGTTCTTCGATGGCAGTATAATGATACTGATGGTCAGGGTACAGAGGACGAATTTGTTGTTCCTTATACTCGATTGATTGTGTCTGGTGAACGCCAGGGCGTTGAGTATACCGTTTCTGGCGAATGGCGCGATGCCCAACAAGGTGGCAATTTTGACCTCGTTGATGCATTCATTGATTTTGAATTCGCTGGATTTGATTTCCGAGCAGGACAGTTTGTTCCGCGGTTCTTCGAAGGATACACACCATCCCCACTTGATAATGTTACAGGTGAATACTCACTCGTCGCCATGACTTATGGTCAGGGTCGTACACAGGGTATTGAAGCATCTCGTACATTTGGTGATGTATTCACCCTTACTGGTTCATACACTGATGGATTTGATATCTTCACCCGACCGGTTGCCAATCTTGGCAACCAAGGTGTAGATTCTACCTTTGCTGTTGCCGGTGAATTTGCTATTGACGAGCATCTTTCGTTCAATGGCGCCTGGTCTGTTACTGATCGCAACAATGTGAATTTTGATTCATACTCATTTGGTGTTTCATTTGTGAATGACACATTTGATGCATCCATCTACTATGTTTCATCTGATGAATATGGTGCGTTCGCAGACAACTATGGTATCGTTTCTACACTTGCATGGAATGCCTCTGATCGTTGCACACCGTTTGCACGATATGAGCATGGCCGTGCCGGTGGCGCCTCTACGGAACTTGATGTTCTGACTGTTGGTGCAAATTACGATATCGCAAATGGTGTCGTGTTTACTACTTCTGTTGGATACTCATTCAACGAAATCAGTGCAAACTGGAACACAACCCAAACTGGTTGGAATGTCTCAAACAACGATTCACAACTTCTTCTGACAACCCAGTTGTCCTTTAGTTTCTAATCGTCAGTTAAGACAACTCCTTTCAAGAAAACACCCGTCCCACTGGCGGGTGTTTTTCTATACATACTTTCATGATTGCAGGTATTGATTATAGTTTGACGAGTCCAGGTGTTTGTGTTTGTACAAGTGATATGTTTTCATATGACAACTGTGATTTGTTCTTTTTGAGCAATCGAAAGTTTCATGACGGTTCATTTGGCAACATTACTGGATTCCCATATCCGGATTCTTATACAACCGATGAACAACGATATGATATTCTCTCTAACTGGACAATGACCATTTTGAACCAATATGATATCACTCATGTATACATTGAAGGTTATGCATACAATGCGACCGGACAGGTTTTCAATATTGCAGAGAATACAGGTGTGCTGAAACACAAACTACACAAGGCAGGTATTCCATTTACTGTGATAGCACCTACTGTTGTAAAGAAACTTGCAACAGGCAAGGGAAATGCAAACAAAGAATTGATCTATGAATCGTTTCTGAATGAAACTTCATGTGATATCAAAGATACATTATCACCAAAGCAAAAGAAGGTTGGCAATCCTACTTCTGACCTGGTCGACGCTTTTTATATTTGTAAATTTGGTTACCTACAGGGGCCTTCGGCGGAAGTTCCGGTTGATCCAGTTTGTTCACAAACCCATTCTTGATTTTGATATGTGCAATGATTCTCTTTGTTTGATCGCTGGTTAGTTTAGATGCAAACCCATGCTTGCCAAAGATTCGTTTTCTATCTGCTGGCGAAAGAACCTTCTTCATTTCCTCAATCAACTCAACAATTTCATTCATTGCAGTTTCATTCTTCTTGCCATTGACAAGCATCCAAAGAACGATGCCCAGTGCAGAGAGGAATCCTACTATGAGTACAATGAGTCCAACTTGGGCAATCTGCTGTAGGTAGTACTGACTTGCTGATGCGAACCCGACGGTCAGAACACCAATGCCTAGAATTGCTCCGCCGAGTTTCTTGTTGACCCAGAAGATAATGAAAGCACCACCAATGAGCATACCAAACCCAATGACAAAGAACAGAGTGATGAACTTGTAGAGGTTCTTTAGACCTTCTGCTCTGTATTGTTTATCTTCCATTCGGAGCGAGGCATTTTCTTTTTCTAGTGCCTCGATACGACCGGATGAATCCGAGATTATGTTGTTTGCAGATTCAAGATCGGCCAATGCCTCATTGAGAACAAAGGTATTGGTCTTTGCCTCTGCCACTTCTGTTTTAATACCAGTTACCGCGTGAGTCACGGTGTCGGTATCTGAGGGTTTTAGAAGAATATCGTCTGCGTGATCATCGATCTTTTTAATGTTGCTTAGGATTGATCCTGACGACTCCTCGATGCTGTCTATTTCTCTTGAAATCGTGTTTGTGGAGTCATTGATACGAGTAGAGGCAATGCCTTCAGGATTGCCTAAATTAGGTGTCGAGCAACCGGTAATACTTAACAAAGTGCATAGAATAGGTACATACCACTTCATGTTGAGTTAGTCTTTCTTTAGGTAAACCATTTCACCTGTTCTGGCGTTTTTAACCACAATAGGTTTTCCTGGATTCTTATGTGCATACTCTCTGATACCAGAATGAGTCTCATTTTCCATATTGAGTTTATTGTTCCATCTCTCGTATGTTTTTCTGCCCTTGATGCAGTTACAGTAATCTTCCTCATCCAAAGTAAATACACGGCATCCAGCAAATGTCTCTGATGATTCTGCCAATAGATTATGTGCCTTCGCAAACTTCAACGCACCATCTGCTTTTGGATGTGACCCATAATATGCAAGTACTGCTGGTTTTCTGTCTGGATTGCTTATGAGCGCCATGATATATTTGTCCTGGGATGATGAAGCATTTGGAATCTGGAAAACAGTAAACACAGATTTACCACCAAAAGCAGATGGAGTCTGTGATACTACTTTATACTTACCATTGAGAATGTTTTTCTTGACTTCCGGTGAAATTGGAATAGAAACCTTAGATTCATTTACTACGGATTCATTCTTCTTTTTTTTGGTTCTGAGGGTATAACGCATCAACGCCATGCGGGAGATGAATTTAATCTTCGCACCTGCAAGACGATGTAGGGCATCAGTGTCAAGAGAATTCAATAACTCAACCATTCTCTTGTATTCATTCGAAGCAGGATCAATCTTCGATACTTTCGCCATTCTTTTTTTGAGTTCTGCTATCTGCTTATCTGAAATATTCTTTGACATGGTTATTTCCTTTGTATATCATATTTTGTGAAAATGTGTTCGTTGTGGGTATATAAATCAACACCAATTATTGTTTCGAATGGTGCTAAATCTTCATATAAAACCAATGTATTATCTTTGAATTCGTATACACCTTTTTTGATATAGTTGTTTGAATCCTTACTGTTCGATTCGATGATTATATCAACCAACACATCCGGATTAATCTTCCTCATGTATGCGTAGAATGCTTCTTCAATTAACACTTTGTCTACATTGAGTTCTTCTTTGATCAACCACAATGCAGTTGCAAATGTACCAAGTCTAGTACGCACACCTGGAATCTTGTCTAGGATCCTTTTCAGTTTCCAGACAAGTGTATGGAGCATGGTGTATGCATCCTTCTCCTCGGAGGTCTTAAGTTCTTTCCGCTTTCGCAGAATGTTTCCTTTATCGTCAATGATACCAAGTTCATACGCCTTTGTCTTATCAAATGGTGTAGACAGAATGCGGATAAATTT